TCGCCCCCTCCCGGATTTCGAATTACTTTGAAATTATTATTTTCGTAGTAAGTTTCCATCCATGACTCATCTTTGATATGGCGATATCTCTTTCTCTCCGCCTCAAACTGGTCAAGAGTTTGAACAGGAATACTTGCGTGTTTTAATGGCAGATCGGGAATCTTTGAATCTTCTAATAAAGAAGCGCGAATTGCCTTTTGCAAATCCGCATCGTCTCCCTCTAGTCCTTCTTCATCGCCATCCAAATCCATCCCCAATTCCTTGCTTAATACTGAGCTCTTCTTAAGAGCTTCTTTTCTTCCCTTTTCAGATGCAGATAATCCCGATAAAGACAAAGGAGCAAGCGAAAGCTTTGACTTCAACTTCGGCTTTGATGATGTTGCCATTCCTGCTACCCCTTCCGCTCTACCAGCAATATATACAGCTTTCCTTACCAAACTTTCCTTTACAAATGAGTATAGAAGCGCCGGTTCTGCTTTTTCTAGATTGATATCATTTTCTTCATCCAAAAGCGACGGAATCGTATCTTGCGTTGCTTCTACCACGCCAATTTGTGACAATACCTTATCATCTTTTATGAGATAGAGTGGAAAATATACTATTCCTTTATCAATGAATGTGTTTTTTATTTGCCCAATACTAACTATCGTATGAATACCTAAAACTTCTGCTTCGTATAAGGGGGCATTATATTGTGCATCTTTTGTATCTGATTGGTCTAATTCTTTTAATTCTGTATAGTTTATAGTAGGATCAAGTCTTGAACGAACCATTTATTTATTTATATAATATTATACTTATTATATAATATTAAATATATTTATATTTAATACATATAAGATTTATAATCATCATATAAGATTTATAATCATCATATTTTTTTTTAATAAAATTCAAAATACATAATGTATCGAAACAAGATATCGTGTGTAATTATGGGAGGGCTGGGTAACCAGCTATTCCAGATTTTTACAATCATGGCTTTATCGCAAAAAATGAAGCGTCTATTTTTTTTTCCATATAAAAAGTTAGAAGGTGATAAACGTCGACATATTTACTGGGATACACTTTTAAATGAATTGAAAAAAGATACACTTGATATTTCTTTACATAAGTTACGATTACCGATGTATAAAGAAACTACATTTCATTATAATCCAGAAATAAAAACACATCCTATGATAACCAACCCATTGAATGGTGTTGTATTATTTGGTTACTTTCAAAGTTATAAATATTTTGAAAAGGAGAGTAGTCAAATTATAAAATATATGAAACTACAAGAAAAAAAACAAAATATGAAAAGATTACTGACTACTATTTCACAAAATAAAGAGACTATATCCTTACATTTTCGTCTCGGTGACTATAAATCCCTGACACATCATTATACCGCACTTGATATGAAGTATTATGAAAATAGTATCTTTCATATATTGAATACAATTTCATCAGAGTATATCGCGTTATACTTTTGCGAAGACAATGACCTGGCAGAAGTAGAAATAAAGATCGAACAACTGCGCATTAAGTTTCCTTCAATGGTTTTTGAAAGAGCGCCTAACAATATAGAAGACTGGCAGTCAATGCTACTTATGAGTTGTTGCAATCATAATATTATTGCAAATAGCACATTTAGTTGGTGGTCTGCTTATCTGAATACAAATCCAAATAAAATAGTTTGCTATCCGGATAATTGGTTTGGTCCTGGATTACCTACACATACTACAAACGATTTATGCCCCCCATCATGGACAAAAATATAATTATTTCAACGAACGATTATTAGCATAACTCATACTAATATTTTGCATATTCCTTACCAGATGCGGCTTATCCAAGTCTTTCATAATATACTCATAATTGATAGTTCTTTGCTCTATGTCACTATAGTCTTCCCTCTGAACTGCGATAATCGGTGCAAGTAAATACCATACATCCCGTTTCTGAAGTTGAATCCAATATTTGTCAATTGCATATGAAAAAGCATTTGTAGGATTTTTCATTAGTTTTTCGATTCCCGTTTTTATATTTTCAATAAGTGTATCATAGTATGCATTTTTTACAATATATCCCGTCGTTGTCTGACAATGTGATACACGAATACATGTGTTGTCTATTATTTTATATGGAGGAACATTATTTCCTGCAATAAGCATAACATTACAAATATCTTTTGGATCAGAGTGTAATTCTAGAAAATGATTCATTTGTTTTAGTGCTAGTTCTTTATCTAAGAATAAAAGATCGTCTTCACATATCATTACATATGGCCAATTATTCTTTTTGGCGATTTGTAAACATTTTAAATGACTCATACTACAACCGATACGTCCATTTTGTAACTTGACTGCATTAAAACGAATGCCGCTAATTCCTATGCTGTTTAGTTCTTTTTCAATATGCTCCCTTCTATCTTTCCTACTTTCCAGATTAATATATAAACAATGTTTTATATCACTTACAGCAGAAGGAAAATACGTGTTACATGATAAATTAGATGTCATTGGTTTATTAACGCTACTTTAATATAATACTGCTACTTTAATATAATACTGCTACTTTAATATATTTTATTTTTATATTTTATATTTTTTTACGGAAATAGAACAAATGATGCAAAATATTTGTCACTTTTAATGGTTTCTATATATTCCAGCATTTTTTTGCATTTATATACGATATCATGATTCATTGCGTTTGTTTCATACTCAACTATACTTTTTATAAGTTCAGGCTTACACATTTTTGTTGTATTCGTTCGTGTTTTTGTTTTTGTTGTTTTCGTCCCGCTATTTTTACTTTTATTTTTATTTTTCAATATTTCGTAGTAATTTCCGATATGTGTCAACAACTTCATATTATAGTTTAACGTGTAGTCTACTTCCAAAGATGCAGCATTTTCAATAGCGTATTTATATTTGATACTACTTGGTGTTATAACAGAGTGAATCATATAATCGTCTACTATAGTATCATCATAATATCCATCCATAAAGTCGTTGTTATTAGTAATAACACTATTACTGATCTCATCATCATAACTACAAAAACTATTTGATTTTTTTAAAATACTATTATTATTATTATTATTATTATTATTATTGCACATTGGCGATAATAATGTTACATTTTCTAATGAACTTTCGGAATCTGTGCTGTATAGACTAGGATTCTCAATCTTATTTTTATTTTTTATATCCAACCATATGTTATTTATTCGATTCCATTCTTTAATATTTTTATCTCTTTTGGACGTTTTTTTTATAACTATCTCTTGAATTAAATCCGACATAATAATAATAATAATATTAACAAATATCTTTATTATTATGTTGTAATGTATATATTTAACTTATTTTTACTCCGTATTTACTTTAACTCCGTATTTACTTTAACTCCGTATTTACTTTAACTCCGTAATAATATCCATATGTTTAAATATAGTTTTGTTTGTTATACTAGGATACTCTTTCATCTTTGGTTTTAACATACCAATAAATTCAATATCTTTTATAATATTTTCAGTCCCTTCATCTGAACCGAATTTTATTTTATTTGATGAACTTGTTATAATAATATACAAATTTTCATTCAACTCTTCTACTTCATTTGTCTTGTCTGGTTTTGCAATATACTTCATAATAAGTTTCTGCAAGTTTATAATAATTTCCAATATCTCGTCTTTTTCAATAACGTTATTTTTCATCAGGTTTACTAGAAACAAACTCATCGCGCGACGATTGTCGTTTGTCTTTGTGTATTCGCAAAACTTATCATAATTCTTTTTAGGGTCGACATATTCAATATTGTCAAACAAATTCATAAACACTTTATAATTATCTTCAAAGATTTTCTTAAATATTTCATGTTCATCCATTAATATTTTAAATAATTTTGCATATAATTCTGAGTAGAAACTATTTGAACTGGCAATAGTAAATATAGAATGTCCTATCTTCATCATATTTTCATCCGTAGTCTCGTGCTCTATGAGTTGTGATATTTCTGCCTTTATTTCATTCACCATTTTATCAAACGTTGCTTCCGACATCTTGTTTAAATACCCACGAATGTTTTCCATATTTTTTTGTATTCCCTCACTCACGTGTTTTGTTGTCGTCTGGAATTGACGAATCGTCTCCCAATCTTCATCAGTAATCTCGGATACCTTATTTTTATTTTTTTTAAACCCGTTTCCTGAAGTTGCTATGGCACTTATTGCCGAACCCAAGCCCATTCCCAAGCCTGCGATACGACTTTCCTTTTTAAGAAAGATGGGTGTTTTGATGTATGTTGGCGCACCAACTTGTTCGGATAACTTTGAAATAATATCTAAAGTTTTCTGTGTTAAGTTGCATATGAACCCAGCATTTGTTATCTCTTCATAATCATTCATGTCATATTGTATCATTTTTTTTACTGCTTCTGTCATATCTTCCTATACTTATATATTATAACATATTTATATTGATTTTAATATAATTATTATTTTAATTTTGGAGTAACACAAACACAAATATAAATATAAATATTTTAAACTATAAATACTTAAATGTATAAGAATATATATTATAATACACTATAGAACAATAAAGATGTCTGATAAGTATACTCCTCAACGTACTACTAATAAAAATTATAGATATAGTAATAGTAACGCAAATAACCCTGGGCAAACCCAGAATCAAAACCAAAACCAAAATCAGGGTAGTAAATTTAATGCATTAACTATCGAAAATACTACTGGTAGTGATACTGGTAATCATCGTTCAGGTTATTCTGGATACAATAACAACAATAGTGGTAGCAGCCATGGAAATGGAAATGCGCGATATAGAAATGATTCATCTAATGAACAAAGATTTGAAGGTAGAAGCAATACACGTATGACACGTGGAAGTAAAGGTAACTTTAATCATCAGAACGACAGAAGTGACAGAAATAATAGAAGTGATGGATTAAATATTCAAAGAGGATACAATAAACCTGATATTACTCCTTCCACGGAACTAACATCTGCACCTGAAAATGAGCCTTCTATTCCACCTATTGAAATTGATACGTCTGCGCCCCCTAAGGAATTCGACAAATGGGAAGACCTTACGGGTATTCTTAATGAGGATATTATGCGCGGTGTTTATTCCTACGGATTTGACACTCCTAGTTTGATTCAGCGCAAGGCGCTTTTAACTATGTTTGACAAACGTGATATTATTGCGCAGGCTCAATCAGGAACTGGTAAAACGGGTGTTTTCACGATTGGTGTCTTGCAAAACATTAACCATGAGTTGAACAAAACCCAGGGTCTTATTATGGCTCCTACACGCGAACTTGCAAAACAAATTTACGAAGTTATTACAAGTATTGGTTCAGTGAATAAAAGTATCAAGTATCACCTACTCATTGGCGGAACGTCTACAGACGATGATGCATTCGAATTGAAAAATAACACGCCACATATTATCGTTGGTTGTCCTGGGCGCGTGTATGACATGATGCGACGCAACAATATAGTTGCAAAAGATATTTCTATTCTTGTATTGGATGAGGCGGACGAAATGTTGTCAATTGGTTTTAAGGAACAAGTTTACAATATTTTTCAATACTTAAGCAATAATGTGCAAGTGGGATTGTTCAGTGCAACATTGCCCGTCGAGTTACAAACACTTACAGATAAATTTATGCGGAATCCTGTGCGCATTTTGGTGAAGTCGGAGATGCTTACTTTAGAAGGTATTAAACAATATTATGTCGCTCTTAACGACGACTCTCAAAAATATGCGACACTTAAGGATATTTTTAATATTATTTCGATGTCACAATGTATTATTTATTGTAATAGTATCAAACGTGTAACGGATTTGACTGAAGCGATGCAGAATGACGGATTTCCGGTATGTTGTATTCATAGTAATATGGATGCATCGAAACGTGAAGAGTCATATAGCGAGTTCAAGGCTGGAAAACATCGTGTCCTTATTTCTTCTGATATTACTTCGCGTGGTATCGATGTCCAACAAGTTAGAACAGTGTTAAACTTTGACCTGCCAAAATGTGTTTTTAAATACTTGCATCGTATTGGACGTTCGGGACGATGGGGACGTAAAGGAACTGCAATCAACTTTGTTACACGTTGGGATATGAAAATGATGAAAGAAATCGAGCGTCATTATCATACTATTATCGATGAACTGCCATCCAATATTGCAATTGATTAAGACGATAGTAAAAGTAATATAATATAAATTAATAGATAATATAAATTAATAGATAATATAAATTAATAGATAATATAAATTAATAGATAATATAAATTAATAGATAACCTTAGATAATACATTACGTAATAAAATAAATTCGTATATTTATTTTATTATTAATATTTTAACATATAAATACGATAGGAATACGAATACTATTACAACTACAATTACAACTACAACTACACCTATACTACTATGTTCGACCTTAATAAAATTTTAACAGATGTAAAGGAAGCGCAACTAAAAAAACTGGAAGAGATAAATGATAAAATAAAACAAGAACAACTTAAAATAGACCCAACAGGTAAATCTCAATCAAACTCTTTCACTATGCGATTGACAACAGAGATGAGTAACTATTTGAAGACATTTCCGGGGGATAATGATGAACAAATGTCTGAGAAAGGAGAGAAAGGAGAGAAAGACATAAAGTCAAAAAATAATACCAAAAAAACTAAAAATATCACCTCCATGGAAACATCTTTTAAACTTCCTATTTGTTATTTAGAAGATAAGGATAGGCATGAAATCAACACTAATATTTTAAATGATTTAGAACTACTTGAAGCCAAAAATGATGATTGTATTCCAATGTATGCATCAATATTAAAACCCGAATCCATCTTTAGTAAACGATACGTAGCACTATGGACACGCTACTATACTACAAATGTCGACTTTTTAAAAGATTCACAAGCATTTTATAAATCTTATACCAACCAATATGGGTGCAAACTTAGTGAACCCTTGCGAATGATTTTAGACGATGGGGCGGATAGTGTCAACAGCTACAATTATAAACCATACAAGACCGGCGATGAAGGTGCCGGAGTAATTATTTTCCCGCATGAGGTTTATAATACGATTGATAAACTATGGCTCGATATTGCCTGCGACAAGAATTTCAAACAGCGTTTCAGTTATATTGACTTTCCTATGTTGGATAGTCTAAACAAGTCACCTGTTGCCATGCAACTTATGAGTATTTATAATCTCACATCGCCGGTAATTTCGCTTCTTTCGCCGCTGATTTTATTGTTTATTCCGTTCTTTCTATTAAAGATTCAAAAATCGCAAGTCAGTATGTCGACATATATAGCATCTTTGAAAACTATTCTTTCAAGTCATCCAATTGGTAAAATATTTTCGCTTCTTGATTTTTCAAGTATGCCTTGGGATAAACGCATATATATTCTTATGTCTGTTTTCTTCTACTTTATCCAGGTTTACCAGAATATCATGTCATGTCATCGGTTCTATAAAAATATGATTCTTATTCATAAAAATATATTTATTCTAAATGACTATTTTCGATACACGATTCGAAACATGACACATGTTATTCAAATGTCGCACTATCTTATAACCTATCGCGAATTTACAAATGAAATTAAGGCGAAAGTGCAACACCTTGAACAACTATGCGATGTATTTAGTAAAATCAAACCATTCTCATTCAGTTTTAAAAAATTCACCGAAATTGGAAAGCTTATGAAACTAAACTACGAAATATTTGTTGACCATGATATAAAATCATGTGTTGACTATAGCTTTGGATTCAACGCATTTTATGAAAATGTTGACCATATTAAGCAAATGATTGATAGTTCACGAATCAATCCATGTGTATTTATCGGCGCCAGTGAAGACAAGGATGAGGACGAGGCCAAGGATGAGGATGAGGACGAGCTGCAAGAAGGAGAGAAAGGAGAGAAAGGAGAGAAAGACATAAAAAATAAAAAATCCAAAAAGAGTATATCAAACATATCCCAAACATCTACTAAATCTGATAAATCTTCAAGAAGTAAAAGTTCCACATGTTCTTCCACATTGAAAAATCACACATCTTTTAAGCAATTATACTACCCTCCATGTGAAACCCCCATTAAAAACGATGTTGTCATAAATAAAAAAATTATAATAACCGGACCAAATGCTGCAGGCAAGACGACAATTATCAAATCAACGCTGATGAATATTATTCTGTCACAACAAATAGGCTACGGATTTTATGATAGTGCAAATATTAAACCTTATCACTACTTGCACAGCTATTTGAATATCCCAGATACATCCGGGCGCGATAGTTTATTCCAGGCCGAGTCAAGACGTTGCAAAGAGATTTTGGATAGTTTAGAAAAAGAAAGCGATAAACGCCACTTTTGTATTTTTGATGAATTGTATTCAGGAACAAATCCTTATGAAGCAGTCGCAAGTGCATACGGATATATTGACTACTTGTCATCCATGAAGAATGTTGATCTTATGCTTACAACCCACTATATTTCACTATGCGATAACCTGAAAACAAATAAAAAAATTAAAAACTACAAAATGAAGGTGGACGTCGAAGAAGATTACGACGTCAAATATTTATACAAATTAGAAAGAGGTATATCTAAAATTAAAGGAGGCATTAAGGTTTTATACGATTTAGAATATCCAAAAACTATAATAGAAAATACAAAACAACTTTTGATGTCGATGTAATTAATAACGCATTAAAGCGTTAAATATTTTATTTTTATTTATGTATAAAAATAAAAGATGTCACTATTCAATTCACAAACTATTTTCAATATTCTTATTACTTTAATCATATGTTCGGCAATATTTTTCTTCTTTCGATTTAAGTTGCGGGTTTTAGAGATTTCGCAAACAGAACAAGCAAAAGTATTGCAGTCTTTAGTAATGAATATGAGAAACGGAGGACGTCCGCGAAATATGGTAAGCGATGAGGAAATTATGAAACATGTGCAAATGCAGATGCAGATGAACGAGGGTGGTGCAGGTGCAGGTGCAGGTGCAAACGCCAGTGACCCGAGTAATCGAAATCGCCACCCAAATGAATTGATTGATGTTTCTGACGACGACGACGACGACGATGAAGACGACGACGACGACGACGACGAGTCCGAATCTTCATCTGACTCTGAAGATGACGACTCCGATTCTGATGACAACAACGATGAGAACCACAACAATACTACAAAAAAAATAATATTTAATAATAGCGGAGTTTTAGACACTCATGCACACACCATCGAACACTTAACTGGTGATGATATTAAAATCATTGAATTGACTGAACCATTATATCATGTAGGAGGTGCACACGATTCCAAAATGTCCAATCGTGATACTAATGATGTAAGCGACGATGACAACGACGATGACAACGATGATAACGACGATGACGATGACGACGAGGATATGAGTGATGACGACAATGACAATGACAATGACAATGACAATGAAGGAACAAGCGATGGCATCGAAGTAAAGACTGAAGAACTCCCAAATCATGCATCTTTACCTTTGCAACAAGAACAAGAACAAGAACAACATTTAGAAACTTCTCCAACCGATACTACCGAAATTAAGACTATTTTTAAAGCCGATAAGCAGCAACATGCAGACTACAACTCAATGAATGTTCAAGCACTTAAGCAACTTTTGAAGACCAAATTATCGGCGGATGGGATGCAATATAACGAGACTGCTATTAATAAACTCAACAAGAAAGAACTTATCAAACATTTGACTCAAGGATAGATGGAATGACGAATAGCAAATAGCAAATAGCAAATAGCAAATAGCAAATAGCAAATATTATTTAGCAAAGTATTAATATTTTATTATATATATTATAATAAATTATACAATAAAGTATATATAGTAGTTTAGTAACGAATCACAACCGAAAACACAACAACTAAAAAACAAACATGTCTTGGGGAACTTGCTACGCGGGTTCAAACAATATCCACTTTAATTTTCCACCGGTTATGGCCGACGGCAGGAACTATGCGACCTGGCAACCTGGTGCAGTTATAAACGAGAAAATCCGCGAAAATAATGATATTAAGTCGAACTGGGACTATAGAACATTTTTGCAAAACAATGCAGTCAAAATAATGCAGACGAATTCTATATCTGCGTGCAACAACTGCGGGGCGTGTCCACCTGTTTACATGGGGAGCCAAAATCCGATTTCACAATCGAGCGTTCCATTTGTATTTGCATCACCATTAGATAATAGCCTGCCGTTTGGTTATGAAACAAGCGATCTGAAAAATATGTATCTTTCGCGCAATGAATTACAGAGCCGGATGAGTGCGCCGCATATTTCTCAGGCGCAAATGTTGATCCAAGGTTTAGCGCGTTCGAATTAAGAAAGGGGGGGGGTGGCGCTAGTAGAGTTTTAATCCTATGTTATCTTACTTTTCAAAGTAAAATAACATAATATCTAGTAATAGTATATAGTAATTTTTAAAAATAAAAATAAAAAATTATAATGGTAACAAGACGTAGAGGTGTAAAACATACGCGTCGTCGTCATCGTCATCATGCAAAAACAAAAAAAAAATTAAGTAAAAGATATAGGGGTAGAAAAGGATATAGTAAACGTATTACAAGACGGCAAATGCGGCGTAGTCATGATACTGACATAATAAATACTCAAAGTGGAGGAAATCTTACGATATGGTCAGCAGCAAAAACTGCTGCTGGTAAAGCTTTGGAATTAAAATTAATATCAAGATATCTTTTGAAAAACGCAAATAAAACAATAAACGACTATGTTGTTAGTCAAGGAATAACTCTTGCAGAATTTTACAGACTTATCGCGCAACTTCCTTATTATAATGCCCTACCACTAAATGTTCAAAATGCAGTTGAAATATATGTAAATGTTATTAAGTTATCTCCTACAGCTGAACATGATTTGCCTCATGAAATAGTAGAAGAATATAAAAAAACTTTTACTACACCTGAAGATTCTAGTAATGCTGATATTTCATTTACAGATACAGATCGTAGTGTAGGTAATATTGAGCATTATGATGAAACTGAATTTAAAGATGAAAAATTAAAAATTTTTAAAAGAGTAGATGGTCATGTTAGTATAAAAGCAAAAAAAATAGAATATAGTCAGGATCCTACGAGTGCTAGTATAGATAGTGGAGATGCTTATAGATTTTTAACTAATATTTTTCATCCTAGTGACGTTCCTTTTATTATGATAGTAGTATTTTACACACAAATAGATTATTTACTTCCGCCACTACAACCGGATGATATACAAATGTTATCAGCATCAGGTGTAACTACAACTGGTGAATCTAGACCTGGTAATATTATATTTGTTCGTAAAATTGTAAAAATAAATATGACAAATGCAATAGACCAAATATGTGGTACATTAATCCCAGAACAAAAAGAAGCTATACTTACTAGATTAGCAGAAGCATCTCTTAAAGTAAAAAGTGATATTCAGTCTGAACGTGCTCAAGGAAAGAGTATTTGTGAAGAAGTAGATACAATATTAACAAGGGCAGGTGCATTATTAAGAGTATCTGTCAAAGATAATAGCGACTATACTAAAAATAGAATTCAAGCTAGGCTATTAGTAAATTTAAGACAATTAGCTGAGTATTATGAAGTAGATGATAATCCCGCGGTTAGCCCAATTTTTGGAGCTAGTAGTAGTCCACTTGTATCTACATCATTAAATATGTCGTTTAGTAAAGCATTGGATGCGACAAGACAATTTTCAGAAAGAACCGGTCCAACATCTTTTTCGAAAAAATTTAAACCGGAAAATTTTGCAGGTAAATCACCAGAACAAATCGGAATAATTGTTGTGGAGGCTATGCGTAAAGACCCTAATTTTGCTAATTTTTTTAAACGTATTTATAATACATCATCTGGTAGTAAAAAATCACGTCCAAAGGCATCACGTTCAACGACACCAGCAAGTGCAGGTAGAAAACCACCAGCAAGTGCACCACGTTCAATGACACCAGCAAGTGCACCACATTCAACGACACCAGCAAGTGCAAGTAAAACGCCATCAGCAAGTGCAAGTAGAAAAGGTGCAATATCACGAGCACCAAAAAGTCTAAACAGAATTCCCGAGAATAGTAGTATTTATGATAGAATATTTCCACCATCTCGGTCCAGCACACGTGGACCAATATTTTCAACACCTAACTTGGGAGTAACAGAATCCACCGATATGGAGGAGGTTGATTAATTAAACATTTCAATTTATGTAGTATTAAAACCAACCCTATATTATCTTATTCTTACAAATTAAGATAATATCTAGTAATAATATATAGTATTTTTTAAACAAGTATAAATTAAAATGGTAACAAGACGAAGAAAAGTAAAACATAGCCGACGAAAACATACATTTAGAAACAAACCAACAAAGAATAGAACTACGCGTAAGGTTAATATGTTAACACAATTCGGAGGATTGCGACTTTTTCCAACAAGCCCTGCTAAAACACGATGGGGAAAGCGTATTGAAAAACTAGTTATACAAAAAATTCTTGAAAAACATCACGGAGAATTATTAAACCTAGTTTTAGCTTTGCCTAATCAAGAACCAAATGACATTCCTTCAAGATTTTATACTGATCCTGCTAGTGGTGCATCAACAAATGTAAGCGTTAAAGCAAAACAACTAACACCTACTGCAGTAAAAACTATAGATGCAGGACTTCCGACAAATGTTTTAGATAGTCTTCGTGATCCAGCTCCGTATCATATGATTTTTGTTAATTATACTATTTCCGAACATCATATGAGCATTCATAGTGTTTTAAAGTTAGACTTAAAAAAATTGTTTCGTCCATTATTTTCAAAATGTAGTACACAGGAAATGAGGAAATTATACGAAGATATACAAGAAGTATCAAAATTAATAAAAAGTAAAAAAGATGATGCACAAGCAAGGGTGATGTGTACACTTATAACTAGTGGAATAGCTGCAAAATCAACAACACGTGATATAGTATGGAAAATAAATCCAAAAATATCTTCAAGTAATCATCGTATTCAAGGTGCATTAACTATTAATTTTGACTCTACTTATGTTAAATCATGTATTATTCGAGACGATACGTTCGACTCATTATCATCGGCTGAATCTGATGTAGATATAAGTCCGCGTAGATGGATGAGACGTGAAACATCCAGGAGGGAAATAGTAAGACCTACTCCACAAAGTTCTGTTACTGCTCGTAGTGCACAAGGTTTATTAAAACAAAGTCCGGTTGTAAAATTAACTCCACATGTATCGCCTTCAGGTAGAACATCGGCAAGTTCTAGAAATCCTGAACAAGGTATTAGTAAACCAAGTAGATTCTCAAGAAGACGAGGAAGTCAGTTTTCTCAACAAGATATAGCAAGACTTATGTCAGAACGTCAACAATTTAAAACATCAAGTTCTACTCGTAGGCTAAGAGGATTAAGTAGAGTTCCTGGGGAAAGTAGAATGGAAGATAATGATGACTAATATTACACAATCCTTTAAAATAATAACAACATATTATATATATCATAACAAATACCTATGAAACCAAAAACCTTAAAACATTATGCATCAAAATATTTACCCCGTATTTTATCTAGACGTGATACATTATTTGAAAAAAATCAACTCGACAAATCTCGCAAACTTTATAAGCAAAAAAAATATTATACGCGAAAATCCGTCGCATCTTATCCCGGCAAAGTATCAAAACATATTCTTCATGCGAGGAAAATATATGGCGTAGAAGATATTCTTCCGTCGTCACAACTTGCCAAAAAAACAGGATGCAGTATTTCTGCCCTCCGCCAAATTGAGAAGAAAGGCCAAGGTGCGTATTTTTCATCCGGTAGTAGACCCAACCAGACTGCGCATTCATGGGGACGCGCTCGTCTTGCAAGTGCAATTACCGGCGGGAAAAGCGCTGCAGTTGATTTTAGTATTCTTGACAAGGGTTGCAATCATAAAACAAGTCGTGCATATAAGATGGCACTACGTTCTGTCAAAATAAACGGCCATGGAACAAGACGTGTTCCCAAATCTTCATTTGTAAAATCGTGACCTAATACATTCATTCCGCAAAATACATAATAAAAACATATTATTTATTTTATATAACCATAACCATGGAAAAAACAAAAAACATTATAAGCTTTGATGTCGGTATGAAAAATTTAGCATATTGTATTTTTCAAGTTTGTGAAACTACATGCAAAGTAAAAATATTAAAATGGGATGTTATCAATCTTTGCACTCCGATAGTGAGAAAGTGTAACACTTTAGGATGCACACAAGATGCAAAATATTGCAAGACTTTTAGCACAACAACCTGCGACGACGTGGAGGAAGAGGAGGAGGAGGAGGATGATGAGGAAGGTTATGAAACAGCAGAGAAAGGAGAGAAAGGAGAGAAAGGAGATAAAGACGAAAATCAGGAACCAGAATATGAAATAGAATACTTTTGTAACAAACATGCAAAATTGTCAAAATATAAGATTCCAACACCTGAACTGAATATCAAAAAAATAAGAAAAATGAAACTTGTAGACATCAAAGAACTAATTGTTAAGTATAACTTTGGCTCTAGTAATTCTCCACATCTTATTTCAGAAGAGAAAGGAGAGAAAGGAGAGAAACACGAGAATAAAATAGTAAATACAAACTCGACAAAAATAAAAACAAAAACAAACTCAAATACAAAAGATGAACTAATCAATATGATAAAACAAGAATTACATGCAAACTATTTAGAACATATTGAAAACGTCAAAGCAATGGATGTCGATTTAATAACGATTGGCAAAAATATGATGCAAGAGCTTGATAAGGTTCTGGGGATGGGAGGGCTAGAGATTTCTGACACTAAAATAAACATCGACATCGCCATTATTGAAAACCAAATTAGCACGATTGCAAGCCGTATGAAAACATTGCAAGGAATGATTGCGCAATATTTTATAATGAAACATACACCCCATATTGAATTCATCTCCGCATCAAATAAACTAAAAATGTTTATGACAAAAAAGAAAACAACATATACCGAACGAAAAGCTGAAAGTGTTGAAATAACTGCCGAACTTTTAGAAACAAAAGAAGAATTTGGCGATTTTAAAGGGTATCTGAATAAAAATAAAAAGAAAGACGATCTTGCAGATTGCTTTTTACAAGGAATCTATTATCTTACTATCAAAAATATGATAAAGTTGGTTTGAGTATTTAGTTGTTTGATTATTTAGTTGTTTGATTATTTAGTTGTTTGATTTCGTATATAGTTTCACAAATATATATTTATAATGCGCACAAACTTAAAATTAAAATTATAGATTATTATTATTGATAATACAACATTATGGAAGAAGTGATTGACCTTGGAAATTTATCTGATTTAGATAATAGCTTTAGTAATAAAAGTAGTCGCGGGGGCGGCGGAGGCGGAGGCGGAGGTAGTGGTACCAAATCCGTCAACTTCGGTGGAGGCCTAGAGTTGCTTATGAATGATAAACTGAAAAGCGGTGGTAAAAGTGGCGGCCGTGGTGGCGACAATATTGATTTGGATGACCTAAATGAGCTGGAGGATGAGTTGAATGATCTATCAGATGCTATTGGCGGAGGCGGCGGTGGCGGTGGAGTTAAAAAAATCTCAAAGAATTTCAAGTCTGATTTTTTTGGAAGCAGTAGTGCAAGTGCGAATGCGGGTAGTGGTGGTGGTGGTGGTGGAAGCGGCGGCATAAAACTAAGCAACTACAACGATGATGACGCAAGTGATGGTGGATACTCAGAGGCAAAGTATAATAATATTAGTGGCAGCAATGTTGGCGCATCTACTGCGAATACAGACAACGACAATAAAACATGGGATGGGTTTGGGAAATTTAGTAACATTCCATTAAACCCTGACGCAAATGTAGATGCCGCACCGCAAATGTCGAAAGAAGAACTATTGCGCGAAAAGTTTAAAATATTACAAAAATTAGAAGAACTTGAGACAAAGGGTGTTCGTCTTAGTAAGAAATACAGCATGGAGTCATCGTTGCTTGAAATGAAGGGCGAATATGAGACACATGTTGAAGAACGCGAGAAGAAGAATAGCGTCAAGTTTCAACAGAAGCTTTTAATGACCGCAATCACCGGACTGGAATTTTTGAATAATAAGTTCGACCCTTTTGATTTGAAGTTGGACGGATGGTCAGAGCAGATAAACGAAAATGTTGACGACTATGAAGAGATTTTCGGAGAACTGCACGAGAAATATAAGTCGAAAGCTAAAATGGCGCCAGAATTGAAACTACTTTTCCAGTTGGGTGGAAGCGCGATCATGCTTCATATGACAAATACGATGTTTAAATCCGCCATGCCAGGTATGGACGATATTATGCGCCAAAATCCCGAACTTATGAAACAATTCACACAAGCCGCGGTCAACACTATGTCGCAATCATCGCCGAATTTTGGGAACTTTATGGGGGACATGATGGGAGGTATGGGAGGAGGTATGGGAGGAGGTATGGGAGGAGGCGGTATGGCAGCGCCCCCACCGATGTCAAGCAACTTTAATACCCAGCGTCCACCACCTGCACCTGTTGCTACAAAAGGTCCAAGCTCGATTCCGCCCCCAAGAAGAGAAGGCGATATATCGAATCGTCCTGATCTGAATTTTGGTAGAGGAGGTATGAATGAAGGAGTAAATCTGACAGACAATTTTGTAAATGCGTTTGCAAACAAGTCGATGCGTGGAGCACCACCCCCTAATCCGCAAAACCCGCGCCCTGAAATGAGAGGCCCTAGCGATATTAGTAATATTCTTTCCGGACTTAAAACCAAAAGTATAAATATTCCTAGCGGGGGTGGAAGTGGTGGCAGCGGCGGGAATGGTAGTGGTGCAAATGATGCTGCAGAAGAAAAAGGAAGCACTATCAGTATTTCAGAGCTGAAAGACTTGCAAAATGATAACATGCCAAGCAGAACCAAACGCAAACCTAAATCTGAAAAGAATACGATTAGTTTAGATATTTAGCTTAGACATTTAATGTAAAAATATAATAACACATTAAAAATATAATAAAGATATAAAGGATATTTTTATTATATATATTTTTCACAATACGAAACACGAAACACGAAACACGAAACACGAAACGCAAATGATATCTATTGTATGTATTATATGTAACACAACCAAGACAGCACATCCATCAATATCATCATGTGTTCAATCCGTAATAAATCAAACATTTCAAGATTGGGAGTTAAAAATTGTTTTATATAATATGTCTGCATCCATCCCAATACCCGCATTCGAAGATAAACGAATTGAAGTGAAAACCTATGGAGAAGAATTTAAAACGTATATTCAAACATTGGTGCATGTGGTAAACAATGATGCAGTTTATAACTATATTGCAATATTAGATGTGAACGATATATGGGAACCCAATAAATTGGAACTTCAAGCTGCGAAACTAAAAGAATTTCCAAGAATAGATGTAATTGGAACAAAAAGTAAATACGATACGGGACCTGAACGTGAACCTGAACGTGAACCTGAAATATTAGAAATACCAACAAATGGTCTATACAACTACAATCTTTTTAAAGTTAACCCCTTTATAAATAGTAGTGTTGTTTTTAAAAGAGATGTTTTGCGATACATGCAAGAACCAGCAGAACCGACAGAAGAGACAAACACAAAGATAGACATAGACCCGGACAAATTAACACAATTCTGTATGAACCGGTTATGGCTTCTGTTAACAATACACGAGTCAGTATTGTATAATATAAATCAAGTCACGTTACTGCACAATACACCATATCAGTTCAATCATTATAAAACATGCTATGAAAGCGAATATTTTAAAAATGTAGTGTCCGGGGTTAAAAAAAACTATATAAGAATACGATTCTTCAGCGACTTTTGCACATCGGAATCGTGCAAACAAACCTATGAACGAATGTGTCTTTATAAAAAACTGGACTACTATGGTAAAACAAAAAAAATATACATAACAACTACCGAAACATATACACATGTATTTTTATTAAACTGCCCTGTTCCGGCAAATATTCATGTCGAAAAAGAATGCGTAATCGGTTTTGCACATGAACCGCCGAATAATTCATGTTTAAACTTATACTATAATAACTTTATTGAATTTGCACAAAAAAGTATAGGCAAATACTTTATTGGAAGCGTGACAGGACTACCATCGCCGCCATTTGTCGGACATCACGGATTCCTTTATCACGAAATGCCTTCAAATTTTAGTGTTATGCCAAATAAAAAAACAAAAGTAATGTCAATTATGGTTTCGCATAAGTCGTATACGATAGGCCACAAGTATCGTCACGCACTTGTAAGTCATATCCTCAAACACCGACTTCCTATAGATATATGGGGGAATGGTGCAAAATTCTATAAGCAACGATTCCCTGAAAATAATAACATATACGGCGATTTCAAATCCATGGCAGAAATGTGCGAAAACTACACATTTACGATTGCAATCGAAAATACATCACATGAACATTATTTTACAGAAAAAATAGTTAATCCATTTCTTTATGATACAATACCCCTTTATTGGGGATGCACAAAAATAGAAGAGTATTTTCCTAACTATTCTATCAAATTAACAGGTAATATAAATATGGATATGATTACGATAAACCGCGTATTGAAAAATCCGCAATATTTCATGGAGAAACATAAGGCGAATATAATAGAAGTATTGGACAAAGTGAATCTTATTAAAAATGTTGAAAGAATATTGAATTGATATAATCGCGCAAATAAGGTTAACTATATAAATAATTATAATTCATAAAATATACATAAATACATAAATACATAAATATAATAATTATAGACTACTTATCAATAAAATTAAACTACAACAAATTAAAAAAAATAAGATGAATGATGGTTTAAAATATAACTTTAAGACGATTTGTTTTAAAGAAAAAATGCATTTAAAACGTGAAAAAAATAATAATATTTATTTGTTGCAATTTGTAGCAGAAAATAGCAATGTGAATATGTATAATATGATAAATTTAGAGATATATAATTTGATGTTCAAGTTGAACAAAGACAACTTTGAGAAAATTGAATTAGATAATATAACAACTATTTCATCATCACATGATAAAGTAATAAACGAAGTAAATGTTCTTTTTCTTTTTACACCTTTTGCATCAGATTTGGGTATTAAACCCAAATATATGTATGTAAGGGTTACAGAAGTTTGTGAGCCAAATAAAAAAACATATAATTGTGTGGATATCGACTATCCAAATACGGAAGAGTTAAAAAATTATGACAAAGTTGTGAATACAATATCATCTATGGTCGTGAATTTCGAGTCGTGTCATAAAATAAATATTAGTTATATTTTTAAACTGGATTTAAGTCATTCGTTGCCTATTTATATGGAAAATATCATGGGGCTTATTATGAAAAAAGTGTTTTTAAATTTGAAACAATTTATCGAATTAATACACTAATACACAACCATCGCCATCGCCACCGCCATCGCCAAATAATAATTTGATAAGTAACAAGTTTAAATAATAATTGATAGTATATATTAATTATTATTACAAAAAATATAACATTATTCAAGTAACATTATTTAAGTAACATTATTTATATATGTTTACACGACTCAAAATAATTAAAGATAAATGCCCTTTTTTTTACAAAACCAATGCAAAGAAAAATGACGATATTATAAATGACAACGACGCAGATACCAAAAGTCAGGAGTTGCTGTTCCTACTCGAAAGATGCGACTTAGACTCGGAAACAACATCCGCATCCACCCCTAACGCAGCAAAGAATATACTAGACAAAATCGGTTCATTTTTAATAAATATAAAACCCGCACTCGTGTCCGCAATGTCGAAGTCATATTTTATAACCTCTTGTATAGGGATATACGCGAAATATTATATACTATATAAGTGTTCCAAAAAAACAACCGATAATTACAACAATATAGTAATACGCTTTACGAAGGAGTTGACAGAGAAAAATATATTCTTCACGAAAATATTTCAGGGGATTTCAAATAATGCAAATAACAAACTAATGAATAAAGAGCTGTTCAACTATTTTATTAGTTATACAGACAACGTGAAATATGACGAAAACGAAATAGATTATAGGGGGTTATTTGAACTGACAAGCATTGCAAAAAGTAAAGGAGATGAACTTGTTATTCATGGTAGCGAAAAGTGCGAACCTATAAAATCCGGCGTCATTGCAGTCGTATACAAAGCTACGCTCAACGGGAAACAAGTGATTATCAAATACCGGCGCAAAAATATCGTTGAGAAATTCGAAAAGTCAATGAGCGAATTGGAACTTTTGGCGAATATAACGAAGAAACTGCCGTATTTATGTAACCTGAACATATGCGATATCTTTGAGGAAAATCGTGAAATCATGATGGAACAACTTGACTTTGCAAATGAAGTTGGAAATATACAAGTTTTTTATGAAAAATTCAAAGACGTGAAAGATATATGTATTCCACGCGTTCACTCATATTTTACAGAAGCAAATTCGAACGCGATCGTAATGGAGTATATTGAAGGCACAAGGCTTGAAAATGTCTGCAAAGACGATAGAGACAACTATTCAAAAATATTGTCAAAGTTTAATATAAAATCTATTTTTTACGATTCGTTATATCATGCAGATTTACACTCTGGAAATATTATTTTTATGAAAGAAAAAGTTCCACAAAGTGAAGAGCATATATTAAAAATCGGAATTATTGACTATGGGATTATTGGCAAGTTAACAAGAGAAGAACAGAATATTTTTTTCAACTTTTTTAAGATTTTAGTATCAAGAAACTATGAGAAGCTTGCAAAGTATATCGTCACTTACATATCTGAACCACTAGAGAAAGGAGAGAAAGGAGAGAAAGGAGAGAAACACGATAAATTAAATGAAAATAGAGAATCGGTCAAAAATGACAAAGTTATAAAAGACGTATACGATGTGTGCTATAATACATTGAGTGTGAAACAAATATTTTTTGGGGCAGAAGAAATATACGAAATAAACAAGATACTAAAAACCCAAAATCTCACGTTTTCCAAATTCTTTTGTAGAATTGAATTAGCTATTGCTATTTCGGAAAATGTTTGCAACTCATTGTGTAATGATAAAACATATATCGAACAACTAATGTCCGCTTTTAAAGACTTATTTAGTGGAAGCTATGATAGCATTTTTGACGAAGAAGCAAGCGACGAAGACGACGAAGAAGTAAACGAAGAGTATGGTAATTATCTAGAACAATAATTATCTAAAACAATAAAATATATAAAACAATAATTATCTAGAACAATAATTATCTAGAACAATAATTATCTAGAACAATAATTATCTAGAACAATAAAATATATAAAACAATTAATATAAGGTTATATATATTGTTTTATTACTTTCCCAAGAGTATGATTAACAGCGACCAAATTATAGAGATAACAAACCAAATCGACACACTAAAAACAGGTGACTTATTACTATGCGACAACCTTGAACAAAAAGGACTCGGGTTATTCGGCTGGCTTATAAAGTATGGTTCGCAAAGTGACTTTTCACATATTGCCATGGTAGTTGTTAACCCTGATTTTACATATTTAGATAAACCACTGAAGGGTGTATATGTATGGCAATCAGGAACATCACAGATACCCGACGCTGAAGATGGTAAGAGAAAAATAGGGGTGCAACTTACACCTATCGTCGATTTTATAACCACGTATAAAGGGAAAATCTATTTGCGAAGATTGCGCGTTCACATGGCAGAAGATAGTATCGAAAACAATACAACTATTATTAATATTGGCACTGGTAGTACATCATTAGTAGATAGTAATCGGAACAAAAACCATAACCAAAACTTGCTTATAAAGACGTTTTCAAATACGTTTGGATATATCTACTCGGGGTTAAGCATTTTTAAATACTTGTTTTATAAAAGTAACCAATCGGTTGAGTCAAACCAAGATTCGCTTGATACGTATGGACGCCGACGCCGACAATGCCACTATCATACGGAAGATCCATTCACACATGAAAAAATGAAAGAAATACATAGTTGTGTTTTTAACAAACCTTACGATATCGTGGTGCGAGATTGGATTGAAGCATATTGCAAAAAAGATCCTGATCCGCAAAAAATATCGCGCTTTTGGTGTAGTGCTCTTGCGGCATTTATATACACAAAAGTTGGACTACTCGATGAAAAGACGGACTGGAGTATAATACGCCCTAGTTTCTTTTCGAGCGAGAATCCGGAGCTGAATCATAGTATTTTAATTGGCGCCGAGTTATCCAACGAAGAACTAATATGGTGCAGCATTTGATTCGTCTTGGCAACTAGATACATACATAATGCGAGATTATGTATGTATTTTAATACTTAATTTTTATACTTGAATTAGGTAGATATCTTAATCTTAATGCTTATTGCGCCTTGTTTTATGCTTTTTGTTATTACTATGCTTTAAATGATGCTTTTTCTTTGTAAATCTGGTAGTAGATATAGATCTAAGTGCAAGTTTTTTTATCTTTCTTGATTTTGGTTTACTATTTTTTAGTGTATGACGTTTGTTCGTATTAATGCCACCACCACTTTGTGCCTCTGGGCAACCCATTTCTTGTAAATGATAACCTGTTTTTGGTATAAGGTATGGCATACTACCTAAGTAACAATAAGAACCTTTTCCTATATTTCTAATTATTTCTTGGGCAGTTGATATATTAAGAATAGCTTTGCCCTCAAGTGTTAATATATTTTGTCTAACTTTTGTAGATGACATATCTTGATATTTAGAATCTGGTATTCTAACACGCCTAAAACTACCTTTGTATGGCTCTGGTGTTTTAGCTAATGATGTGTCACGAATACTATATATCATATTCATATTAGCTCGATAATGTCCATGTATTATATTACCTTTACTATCTGTTCGATCAAAGTAAAAATCAGAACCACATAAATAATACATATTTTGTATTTTACTAGGATTGCTTAAAATAATACTTCCCATTGGATTAAGATCCTCTTGATTAACTACTATCATATTTTGTGGTCCAAACTGCGAAGGATTTTTCCATGGATAATCATCAATAGTTAGTTGACATAGGTTAACTCTAGCATTTAAATTTAGTACTCCATTTTTTTTTAATTCAATTTGAGGTAACTTTGATTTAATATGACTTTTTGGCGCCAATACCATAACTCCGTAGTATTTCTGACCTGGTGTTTTAGTAATTGTTGGATTAGATATAATAGCTTGATATGCAATTTCAAATAACCCTATATGACCAAAATGTGGTGGGTTAAAACTTCCACCATTAATAATGTATATACTATTATCAGGTTTCCTTATTTCAGTATTTACCTCATCAAGACTAAGAATGCGCACTTGACTTACTCCACTTGGGATACTAGGTTTACTTGTTGGTTTATCTGTTATTGAAGAGAGTTCTGTAGTTTTTCCTTTATCTATAACTTGGTCAAATAATGATTTTAATACAGGATATGTATTAGAATATAAACTACCTGCAGCATAACAACTTATGTAGTCTTTACCATCTTGAAAATAAGGTTTCCCCCATTTTTTACCTATATATTCTTGAGTTTTTGGTGTAAAGAAAATACCATATTTGCCAACTACACTTTCAGAATTAGGTCTTTTATATAATTTTTCTAATTCGGAATATGGCAGTAAATAATCACTATCATCTGGTGGTGAGTATGTTTGAAAACCTGAAGGTAACTCTGAACCATAATAAGATTGATTACCTGATTTATTTTTAGGGTCATCATATAGTGAATAATTCCACCTAACTAAATTTAAATAATACATTTCTTTAAGTGAATGATCTACTGGTGGATTGGTATAATGAACATATTCAATAAATCTATTCCTATCCATTATATACTTTTTTAAACTTTCTTCATCAAATTGATAAGGAAATAATCCAATAAATACATAAGATAAATCATATTTACCGGGAGAAACTATTTTTGTATTACCCCCCCTTACCAGTAAATAATAATCATCATAGTCAGTTTTATCAACCCTGGTTGGGTCTTTTTTAAACATAGAGTTAAAAATTTGTTCATTCATATTACCTTGATAATGAGTAGAAATGGAACTAGGTGGAAAAGAAAGTTTTGCTTCTTCATTTATTTCCCTTATCATATTTTCAATAATACAAAAATCACATTTCACATTACCATGCGACGTTACTCTATGGTCTAACTTTCCACCAATAGTATTTAACATAGGAAGATTAATAGGTTTATAATAATAACCATCTTGTTTTTTTATTTTAACATCAACTTTTTCTTTTCCTAGTAATGCCCAAAATTTAGTATCACCAGGAGGTAATGTTTTTTTTGATTTAAATATAGTAACTGAATGAACTCCAGTAGTATTAGTGCGAATAAAATTATTAGCAAGAAGAGTATTATATTGTATACATATTTTATGGTTACAAGCGCAATTAGATACTGGTTTACCAGTTCTTGCTAACTCATTATACGTCTTTATGTACTCAGGAATAACTGATGGTGCTATAGCCGACGATGATGATGATGCAGTTGTAGATACAGATGCAGATACAGGAACAGGAACAGGAACAGGTACAGGTGCAGGTGTTTCTCCTTTGGCTAACCTTTCTAAGTCTTCTATTATTTTTTTTAATGCTGATGTTTTATCTGGCGTATCATTATATAACAATGGATAACTATCAAAATTATCTGGAAGTTTAATTTGTAATTTTGGCAATATTTTTTTTATAAGGTTTTTCATATTAGATGTTAACATAATCCCCACTCGAGTATATGTATTAAAAAAATTATCAATTAAAAATATAGCTGCATCTTTATAAACTTTATCAGGGAATTTTTTACATTCATCTATAATTTTTTGTATTTCCGATTGTTCTTTTGTAGTAAACTCATGAATGTTAATCATAGGAACAGGTAACCATATAATCATACCACCATTACCCTGAGGGTTAAAAGTATTAATTTTAAATACATCATTATAATTATTTTTATCGACTGAACCAGAGAATGCACTACTACCATTAAACGGAAACCATACTTTATAGTAGTCAATACCACCTACTTTTTTAAAATCATAGTAAAATAAAAAAGAACCAGCAAAAACACCATGCACATATATTTTAGTTTCACTGAAAGTAAAATCTTCTAACTTTAAACTATCAATAACATATTCATCCATCTTAGTCATGTCATCACTTTGTTTAAAAAAATTATATCTATCTTGAGATACAACTACATATCCTTTCGGAACACCAAAACCAAGAAACTCTTTTATATATTTATCTTCTACTAAACTATTTTCACTTAACAAAGTAGTTGCAGTTGATGGTGTAGGTGAGGGTGTAGGTGAGGGTGTAGGTGAGGGTGCGGGAACAGGAACAGGTACAGGTGCAGGTACTTGTATTTCTGCATACACAGGTAAATGGTCTGAGAAATAATTTAAATTTCCTATAGGAGGGTTAGGTTTTTGTAATTTATTCTGCCTATATGCCCAATATTTTACAATATTTAATTTATTAGAATAAATCTGGTCAAAGGCGCTACCAAATCCTGTAGAATCAGAGTTTGTAACACAACATGTAGGTGATTTCTGTTTATCAGAAGGGGAAGGATTTGTTGCCAGTGTTTTGAATTGTCCCGAACTATTTGAAAAGACTTCTTCTTTCCCATTTTCACCAAGCATTGCTAAGTATTCTTGTGCTCTGTCAGGACCGCAGTTAAAATCGCCTCCAAATACAATACTATATTCTTTTAATTCTGTTGGAATTCTTTTTCTAAGCATAATTCCAAGTTCGGTTATTGCATAAGTCATAAGATTATTCTTATATGTGGTATTTTGGCTATGTACTTCTTGTATTTGTATAGGGGTATGATAATGTAGTATTTCAAATTTTTTGGTGTAATGCGGTGCATGTATATTGATTAGAATCATTTTTTTATCTTTAAATACCAAAACAATATAAGGCCTTGAACCACCAGAGACTATCCATTTGTTAGGTGTAATTTTATCTCCTTTTGTTGCAAATAATGGAGTATTGGGAACACTAGTTAAGTTCCCCATAAAATAATCACTAGGAGGAGAAGAAAAAAAACGTTTAGAACATAATGTAGCCGCAGTTTCACCATTTCCACCGGCAGAACCGGCCTTAAAACTATACACATAATATTCATCTTGTTGTGATAATGAAGGGGGTTTTGGTGTATATGTCATGACAAAAGGGTGTTGTGATGTATCAGTAAAACTTACAGGATATCCTCTAAACGTATCCCGAATTTCATCTGTTCGAACAAATTCTTGTAAAAATATAACTTGAGTGCCTTGTTCTATTTGTCTCATAATTTCATCCATAATATTTTTTTTACACGGATTTTCAGGATTTTTACCAAAATCATTACAATATCTTGTATCATCGCCATTTTTATGGTCTTTGGGACTAAATGCGGCAAACCAAGTATTAAATGACATTACTTTTAGAAAGGGAGTAGCAGTACTAGGAGCATGTGTAGAAACAGCCGGTAATACTGACGCAGGCGCTGGTACAGATGCTGGCACTGAACTATCTTTTATTCCACTTTGTACCATTTTTTTTTTTAATTCTTCAAGTAAATTCGGTTTTTTTATTTTAGGATCAGCATTAAAGTCTGTAATATAAATATAATCTATGTCGAATTTTGTACAATTATCTTTAATAATCTCTCCTGATTTATCATCAAATAAATACATTTTAACATTAGAAATATTATTTGTTTTAAAAAATTCACTACCTTTATAAATTAAACTTTGGGCATACATAGCATAAGGTTTTAATGATTTATTATGGATATTTTTCATACTCCAGTCACTTATGTCTCCAAGTTTTGTATCGGTTGAAAATTGTGTTTTTGCACTTTTATACACATCTCCCATTATATCCGGATTCATAAACTTAAAAAATGGTGTCTTATAAATATCTTCATTTAATTTACCGAAATATTTTATAGCAAAATCAGGATACGTATAAACTGGACGTGCAGTAATTACCCATACATAGTTACCACTTAGAATAACTCTTCTCATATTTTCAATAATTTCATTTTTATCAGGAAGACCTTGTGTAAGATTCTCCAAATTTGGATACTTTGTCGTATCATACTCATTAACTAATGTTTTATCAACATCAAATGCAAAAACGTATTTTGTTACAAGACCAGGAGCAGTAGCAGGAGTAGAAACAATAGGAGCTGCCATAGAAACAATGGGTGCAGGACCATGAGCAACAGAAACACCAATACTATTAACCAAATCTTGAGATGGTTTATCCCATTTACTTATTAGAAGGTCAATATATTTCTTTGACAAATCCCCTATAAACGTATTAGTTGCTCCGATGCCGCCTCCAATTGCTATGAAAAGATCTGTAAAATGACCTATAGGTCCTTGTTTGTCTTTATTGCTTGTTATTGTATGTTTACCTATACTAGATGTCCAACCTATAATAATAGTTTTGGGTAATGTTAAAAATAAATCTACAAATTGCATACAATCACTTTTATCTCCAAGGACGTCGTCTTTGGGTAATGCTGATTTGCCATCACCGCCACCACTATTTTCCATCGTGCTAAATGGAATAATTCTAAATTTTTTATACTTTGGATTCTTAACTAGTTCGCCATTGCCATTATTATATAAGTCTTCAACTACATTTGCTTGGTTAGAACCACTAATGTGTTCTAATATTTTGCCAACTGGAATATTCATAAAATTAACTGGCATAGTTGATGAAGATGAAGATGAAGGCCTTTGACTATCAGTAAACCCATAATCTTTAAATATATCGCTAGTTTGACCACGATTTGCAGAATAGGTTAACCCAATATAATAGTCTTTATATAGAGAGTCTTCAAGTATTCCATCAATCACCTTTTTTATTGGTGCAAAAATTTTGGTTGCTTCTCCATCTGCTAATTTGTTACCAGGTAAAGGCCAGGAACCTTTACCTTCACGAACTTGCACTACACCTTTCAATGTAAGAGGAAGTGAAGAAGCAGGAGCCACAGAAATAGGTGCAGGAATAGGAGAAGGCGCGGGACCTGGAGCAGGAGCAGGAGCAGGAGCAGGACTAGAAGTAGAAACAGGAACAACAGGAACAACAGGAACAACAGGAACAACAGGAACACCAGGAGTAATAGGAACACCAGATGTAGTTGAAGAAGTATCATTAGATTTAAGAGCACTAAGTGTATCACCTGCATTAAATTTAAGAGTCAAGATTTTATCACTATCGCCACTTGGTAAAGATTTAATTCCCTCTAATAAATCTAATGCTCCTTCTTTAATAGCAGCATTTTTATTATCCATATTTTTAGCAACAAGACATTTAAGAGTCCATATAGAATCTTTTTTGATATTAGTATCACTTGACGATTTTATAACATTTATTATTTCAGGTATAGCTCCAGCAGCAGCAGCTACAGATTGATAATTATTATTATCTTGAACAAGCCATCCAAGACATTCCAAAGCATTTTTTAAGGTAACAAGGTCATTCGATTTTATAACACCTATCAATATAGGTATAATCCCAGCACTAACAGCTACAGGCTGATTCTCTTTATATATAATAAGTTTTGTGATATTATTTATAGCAATATTTTTGGCATTGGAATTATCAGATTTGACATCTTGGAGTAGTTGAGATATTTTATCTGTTGCTATAGGTTTAGCACTTGGTAAAGGCTCAGACTCAGGCGCTGGTGCAGGTTTTCCAGTAGGTGCACTAGAAACAATAGGGAATGATGACTCTAGTAACCTATTAACTTCTTTTATAGCATTTTTGTAAAGATTAGTTACATTTTGTAAGTCAAATATTTTTTTATTTTGCTGATCTTGAGTTAAATTTGTAAACTCTTCTTGTGACATAATTGATAATTCGATGCTAGCTTGTTTTTTTAAATCACTATCCAAATTAATTTTAATTGCATTAAGTTTATTTGTAGCTACTTTTATTAATATTTCTTTTTGTTTTTTACCATCACCACCTGTCATACTATCAATATCTCCAGCTCCACCTGCTGCAATAGGTAAGTCTTCGTTTATATATGCTGATAGAGAAGCATCAAACTTTTGTAGTAAATCATTATATTCGCTTTTTGCCTTACTATATTCATCATATCTATTTGCATATGTTGCATACATACTAGAAGAAAAAGGGGGATCAGGTTTAGGAACAGGCTTAGGTGCACCAGGAACAGGAGGAACAACAGGAGGAACACCAGGAGGAACAGGAGCAGGAGTATACATTTTTTGTATCTCATCTAAACTTATTTTTTCACCTTCATATGGAACTGCAGCAACTAGTGCTTTCTTTAAAGCTTCTTCATCCGCATCACTTGTTTCTTGTATTTCTTGCATAACTAAATCAATTCTTGCCAATATTCCAGGTGTAGTTATATCAAAAATACCACCAACTGCAACACTATTTGATGGATTTACTTTATTTGGAAATAAAGGAAAATTAGGGTCAGGATTTCTTGCAGGAATCATTTTATACATTGAGTTATCCACTTTTGGATCACTATTACATATTTTTAAATTATCACAACAAATTATCAACTCAGATATTGATGAACCTGAACGTTGTTGTAGTGGATAAAAATTACCAATTAACTTACTATTAAATTTTCCACTATTATAACCAGCCACCCTAATCTTACCTAAACGTAAATATGTCAATATAGTCATATTTCTTATAAATTTATCAATATAACCACCATCACCTTCAAAAGGAGTAGATATATCTTTTCTCCATGATGTTCCATTATCTGTTGTCAATAATTGTAATGCAGAACGAAGTTCTGGTTTATCATCAGAACCTGTAACCATATTATCTTTAAATATACCTGAAACAATAAATGGATAATTATATAAATTAGTAATTGATAACCCATAAGATTGTGTATTAAATCTAAGTTTATAAATAAATATTATCATTAAAACAAGTTGCATAACATTTTTTGGTAAAGTATACATGGATGACAATCCTGGGCCACCAGTACTTATATCACTAGTATCAAATTTTATATTGCAAATTCCAAATAGTTGGTTACCACTTTCACGCGACACTGGTATAAACTTGGCATCTTTCATATTAAAGCATGGTAATTGTTTATCATTATCTGGGGGCTTAGAACTAGCCGATGATGGCGCGCCAAATATCCTATTATACCCTGTAGCTTCTGTCGTATCTTTATCATACCATGCTGGTTCTCCACCAGCTTGAACTCGAAGTACTGGATTCGGACGCTCGATAACTTTACCTGACTGACCTTCTACAACTTCTTCATTCATGTTATTTTCTATTACTTTTTGTAATGTATCATCTTTTTCAAATATTGTATCTTCTTGTTTCATTTCTTTGTCTATTTCTTTTTCCACCTCTTCATCATTTGATGGTAAAGGGTTCAAAGTTAATTCAACTGGTGTAGAAGACTCCATTGCAGGTTTAAATCGAATATAAACCATAGATGCAAAAGATTTATTATTACACATAGAACGATATTGACTTTCAAAGTCAGGTTTAGGAACATAGTTATTTGTATTACTTCTAGTCTGACTAGGGTTCGGAATTACACCTAGTAGCTGAGAAGACGAAGATTTAATATCAAAAAAATCTTCAAAAATAGAACCCAAACTTTGATTAACTTTACCTAAACATAAAGCTGCTCCAATTCTAACATCATATCGTAGTTTCTTTTCAATTTCAAATTTACTCTTTTTAACCATTGTTAAGTTTCCAAGTGCAACTTTTTTACCATATTCGGGATATAACATATTTGGTGTTACCAATGATATAAGATCGCTATTTTTATTAAATTCTAAAGAAGTATAAAACACTTGTTCGAAAAAGTAAACAAAATCATACGAATCTTTATATTTTTCATATATATCACTAACGCAATTCATACCTTCGGTATCATGTGTAGAAATTAATTTTTGGTGTATTTTATCAAAATAAAGAATAAGGCGGTCTCTATAAGTCGATAAATTATTAATATCATGTAATATTTTTACTCTTTTTTGGATTGTATCCTCATTATCATCTGATACAGCTTCATCAACACATTTTTTATATACATCCAAAGAACATTGCACATTTTGAAAACAATAGACATCTGCCATACTTTCATCCATTGCAGCAAATAGTCTTTCTCTTCGTTTCTCCCATATATTATCATTTTTCCATGCAACACCAGAAAATGAGTTTTCAATCTTAAAATAAAATTCTTGAAGCTCTACCTCCCCAAGTAGCGAATATTGAATGAGCGACATTTGTAAAACACCAGGGTCAAGCGATGACATCAAAGGATTTTGTATTGACTTAATCGCGTTTTTGATAAAAGAAGGAACTATTTTATTAAGTATACCTTCACCCTGACCTTTTCCAAAAGTCGGGAGTGGTAAAAGTTCTTTCCATTCTTTCAACGTTCTAGACTCAAAATTTCTTTTCCATTCATTGCGTATAATAGCCCCCTTAACACCACATGATTCAAGGAATGTACCTTTTCTATCACTTGGAAGTTTACCTGGCTCTAACTTTTCAAGAAATAATACTAAGCTGATATAATAACTTGCATTCATGCGTTTTAGTAACTTTTTTGTGTCTTTAAGTTGTTTAAAAGTATCATTCCAGTCTACAGAATTTATAATATATTGATTACCTTGATAGTTAAACGAATTCTTGTATGAAAAAAATATACCCAACATGAATTTTATATTATGTTTTATGATATCGTCAATTTCACTAATTGAGTCCGGTGATAAAATTTTTTCTAATGCATTTTTTCGTTCATTTTTTGTATCATTATAATAGTCAGTTCCAATCTGACTAGCATCGGCTATTTGTGATATTATTTTTTGGTTTTGTAAAATTTTAATAGTTAAAGATAGTAAATTTTTTTGCGTTAATGGTATTGTTATATTATCCGATTGTTGAAATTTTTCCAACACATTATAAATAGTTATTATAGGAACCATAACAAGTTCACCCGATGCAAATGTAGTTCTATTTTTTGAACTTTGAATAATAGTCTGCATAGTATTCGAACTTACTTGAACGGCAAAAATAATAGATGGTAAAAAATCTTTATTTTTTTTGTGTTTATCTAATAGTTCTTTTGCACTTTTATATTTTGTTTCAAGTTGTGTTAAATCATTTTGTTTTTGTTTTAACTCATCTTGTTTTTTTGTTAACTCATCTTGTAGTAATTTTTTTCTATTATTATCAGAATTTCCTATCTTAGCTATACTACTTTCTACATCTTTTATACTATTATCTAATAAAGTAATTTCATTATTTTTAGCACTTTTTGAATTATTAAGTTTGTTAACATTTGTTTCTAAAGACTCATACGATTGGTCAACCTCTTGTTTAGATTTTAAAGGCTTATACAATAAATATTTTTGACTTATACTTTGAGGAAAAGATGTTCCCGTTGTTGAAGAAAATTCTTTTGCAATCGTTTTACTAATAACATCAAATTTTGTTACTTCTGTTTCATTTTCACTGCTTACTTGCGTATTATTTGCAAGTAGTTGTTTAATAGTATTATCAACATAACCTCCAATTAAACTATACTCACTGCCATCTTTTACCATTAACATCATTGGTCTATTTGCATTTGTATTTCTACCTGTTCCCGATAGTTGTGCCTGTTGACGTGATTCTTGTGGGGACGGAATAGTATATAAAAATATAAAAGCTTTTCCTATTTTTTGCGGAACTGCATTTGTAGACCAAAAATTAATTTTTCCTAATCCTGCACTATCCTGTTCTTGTATATTTTGCACATCTAATAATTTTTCACTATCAGGACGTGCAAAAAATTCTTTAAATTTAATGCTTTCATTAGTTTGATTAACATTTATAATGTTTCCATCACTATCTTTTACAGAAGATGGACCCAGCACTGTTTCCGTATCTATAACTTCATTATTTGGGTATCTTATCGTGACAGGATTACCTAGTCTTTTCAAAAATCCTCTAAACGCTCTAAGATTAAAAAAAGTATCAACCTGGCTTTTTATAGTAGAGTAAGGCGGAAAACCAGCATTTGAAAATTTAATAAGGGAAGCAATATAAGGTTCGGCATTCGGGTCTACACGACTCGAAATACTTGTTGCTTGAATATTAAGACCACTTACACCACCCATACCATAAACAGGTTCAGCTCCACCCCCCATTACTTTAACAGGTTGGCGAACAAGTTGTTGTTGTTGTTGTAGCATTCGTTGTTGTTGTATTTGCTGTTGCTGTTGCTGTTGCTGTTGCTGTTGCTGTTGCTGCTGCAGTTGTTGTTGTTGTTGTTGTTGTTGTTGTTGTTGCATTTGCATTGGTTGTTGAAATTGTTGAAGTGGGGGTTGTTGTCCCATTTCCATCCCCATCCCCATTCCCATCCCTATCCCCGTACTTGTTGCACTAATACCAGAAGCACCTGAAGCACCTGAAGCACCACTACCATTAGACAACTTATTTACAGCTTGTTCATTTGTTATTTCTTTTTGTGTTTTTTGAACTTCGCTCGGTGTTTCTGTATATCTTCTTGTATAGTATATACTTGGCATTTTACGTTTTTTAGTATCTCCGGAAGCATTTTTTATAAATATTTCGGGTGAAATATACATTTTTAATGTTCCAATAATATACTTATTAATAGCTTCAGTTTGTTTCTTATTTTCTTTTACAACATCTTCATCATCATTATCATATTGTTTTGACATATTTATATGTTACGATACGATACAACAGGAATACTATATATTATATTATATGAATAATATTATATATAATAATTATTTAATATTTATTTATGTGTTAAATATTTAAAACTTATCCATGTTATATGAGTCTAAATAATTTAACTGATTTTGTTTAAATTTCTGAGCTTTTGCTTTTTCTAATACTTCTAACGCATCGTTGATTTCTTTTTCGGAAAGAATCTTACTACCTACTAGTTCATTCATTCTACGCGTTTTAATAAATTTCTTTGGTAATAAACAATACCTACTCTTTTCGTTCAAAATAAAATCAGCTAAAACAATAAAAACTGCAGTTAAACCAAGAGACATATAAATATTTTTTGTCGCCATCCATGAAATAGTAAAAACGAGGATTTCTTTTGTAAGTGCATATTTAATATACGATTCCGTAGACTCATCTAAATTAAGTTGAATATATCTTGAACCAATATTTAAACAAATCATCATAATACCGGCAAAAAAAGTGCTAGAGTTTAATGAGTTAATACCATCATTTATTATGCCGAACATGATTAGATTATATATATATACTAATATCGATGAATATAATACTATATATTAACTATATAATTATATAATTGTTAACTATTAACTATATAATTATTAATTATATAAAAATTATTTTTTTATACAAAATATCGCAAAATCGCAAAATCGCAAAATATAATAAGTTCTGTTACATTCATCAATTGCATACTTGGTTATACATATTTATTGTCCATTGCCCATCTTGTTGCAAGTAGGGATCTAGTCTAGTGTTATTTGACATATTTTGCGCTGAAGAAATAAGACTTCTAACTGAAGGATCACGACAAAAATTTGATTTAATATTATTTGGTAAACAACTATCCACGTTATAAACCTGATCAGTATGTGTAGATGTTTCACCCTTAATTCTGTTACATGAAGCTTTACATTTATTTAACATATAATCGGGATTTCTTGAGCATTCGCCAATTGCTGCCCAAAATCCACAAAAATTATTTTCATCTGTAGCTTTAACACTACATCCATCTGTCATTTGGAATAACGCGCGTCCAGAGAAAATGCCATTACTAATATTTTTTCGAAAATTATCACCATAGTTCCGATAATATTGTGAGGTATCTGGATTGCATATTGATTCTTGTAATTTTTTACTAGAAAGTGCAACATTGATACTATCTATGTTAGCACCAGAATTTACTTTTCTACATCTATCAAATACACACGCAAATCCAGGACCACAATCTTGGTTAAAACCTCCTTGATTACATATACACGTACCATCGGAGTGTCTTGTTTGATCATTTCGACTACATCCCTGTAAGCATTCCTTGCCATCTTTATACCATCCTGTCGGACAACTTGGCGATGGTCTAGGTTCGTACGTTGCAGAACCAGGGAGTGTTTTTTTACATTTATTAGATACACATTTAAATCCAGAACTACAATTTTGGTTATAACCCCCGCTATTACACATACATGAGCTGTCGGGGTATCTGGTTTGATTAGGATTATCACATAGCTGTATACATTGATCGCTTGGGCTAGGTTCATAATACCATCCAGATGGACAAGTCGGTGTTGGTCTATTTTGAGATTCAACACTACTTAAAATATTGTCCCACCTTTGTAACTTCTCTCTATTTGGTCCCGATCCTACATTTCCAGATGCATCTTTTTCGCAAAAATATTTTTTAAAGTAGTAAGACACTTGATTATATGCATTTTTATCTTTAATAGAAGTATTGGACGTTACTAATAAGTTTTTTTTTGGCATATCACCACCGGCTAAAAATCCTTCATACAAGGGCAGAGACGTAACTATAATGATTGCTACGAATAGTAACCCAAGAAGTATATTATATTTCGAAAAATATATTATCAATAATACTAAAACTATTCTACCAATAAAACAGCTATACGCATAGTTATATATCGAAGGAACAAAAATACTTAGTAGAATAAATATTAAAATAGAATAAAAAAATATACCACTCATTTATTAATATATATTTAGAAATAAAAATATAATTAATACTTAGTATAATTAATACTTAGTATAATTAATACTTAGTATAATTAATACTTAGTATAATTAATACTTAGTATAATTAATACTTAGTATAGTTGTTTTCTTTTCACATGAATACATTTTTTTTTAATATGAAACCAACTATCTTTTCACATACTATGTATCCTATGTCTCCTATATCTCCTATGTCTACTATATCTCCTATATCTCCTATATCTCCTATATCTCCTATAACTTCTAGACCGGTAGATGTTACAACCATTATTCGCAATACAACCACCAACACGCCTGTATGTGCAAACAATGAAAACAATTTTATAATATTACGACACGTAAATAGTTATAAGACGAATGAATATTACAGACATACGATGAAACTTCCAATAGTAAAAGTTTGGACAGGAAGGTAAAAAAATAATGAAAAAATAATGAAAAAATAATGAAAAAATAATGAAAAAATAATGAAAAAATAATGAAAAAATAATGAAAAAATAATGAAAATAGTATAGTATTGTTATTATTATTATTATTGTTAATTTCCGTTTTTTTTTTAAAATAATATCTCATTTTTTTATAGGAATGACATTACCTTTAGCAGTATCTGCTTCATCGTATAATGAAGATGATGCAAGTGGAACAAATATTCAAAATTCTAAAGCATTGTATATGAGTAGAAATAATTTAGAAATAAGTAAAAATACCAATGATAGTAGTAACAATAATACAAAGACTAAAAATAATTATAGAAAAACGATTAAACAAAAACAAAATGTTCCTAATCAGTCAAAATTATCGGCACTTTTAAAATCAATGGACGAAGCATCCGATAGCGAAGATGACGATAATAATAATTATAGTGGAGGTAACACAAATAATGTGGATAGTGGGGGAAATGGAGGCAATATGTTTTCAAACTATTTAGGTGTAAGTAGTAACCAAAATAGTAACCAAAATAGTAACCAAAATATGAACGACACAACCCATCTAAAAGATATTCCAACAACAAATGGTAATCCAATTTCAAATAAAATGTATGACTCTTTATCGAGTAACTATGCAAACCAGTATTATAATCAATTTGTTTCTGCCGTAAATAAAGGGTATGGAAGTGGTCTTGGTTCGGACGACTCGTTAACTAGTGGTGTATCCATGTCTATGCCCAAAAATGAACTTATTGAAAAATTAAACTATATTATCGATTTGCTTGAAGAACAACAAGACTATAAAACAAATTCAATTTTAGAAGATTTGATACTATATACATTTTTAGGTATCTTCATTATATTTATCGTGGATTCATTTTCCAAGTCGAATAAATATGTCAGGTAAAATAAATAATATTTATTTTAGTTTGAATATTTAGATATTTAGAATATTTATTTTAGTTTGAATATTTAGATATTTAGATATTTAGAATATTTAGAATATTTATTTTTTATTATAGTATTATATAATAAATATGCCTTCCATTTCCAAAAAGTATAGTCGCAAACGCAGACATAGTCGCAAACGCAGACATAGCCGCCGGATGCGGCGTAAGAGTCGCCATTCATCATACAATCGTCGTCGTAGGAACATGTTTGGCGGCGGTCAGGTTTATCGTGTTAGTCCAGATTCTGAAGAACATGACTATCATCATCAGAGTAATATAAATGCTATAGAAGCACTTTTAAGTAAAGGGTATATTCAAAAAGAGACAGATAGAAATACATATGTTACAACTCCAGAGTTTAAAGATAAAGATTTGGATACATTGATGAATACTCCCAATAGTATAACTTTAAAAGATGGTATAGTCTTACAAAAAAGTGGGGGGTGGTATTATAAGGTAGTAGAAGTATACGAGAATAAGATACTTATCGGTCTTGTTCGTTTTAAATTTATTGGTTCTGTTCCTTCCTCTAATGAGTAATTGTAAAACTTATTTATATATATATAAATTTTATATAATTTTTATATAAATTTTATACTTGTAAAAATACTAATTCGCCGGCTTATACAATATATACAAAAACTGGTATGGTTTATTATTCGACATTAAGTTATATTGCGAAAACATGTTGAATCCGCAATCTTTTGCCTCACTTAAAATAACGCTTTGGTCTGGTGTATAAAAAT